TGATGACATTTTGGGAGAGGACGACATACTTGACAGTGCCATCAATACATCTCTTGAGATAGAGCAAGAAGGCGAAGATGACTCCGAGTGGGAGGAGTAATCCCACTTGTGGTATAGCAGGGTGGTAAGGGACATGTCTGCACTGACTCCGGCATTGGACTATTACAATGCCGAGTTAGACGCAGCACAGTTGGAAACCCGTATAACAGGTAGCTTGGAAAAGAATGCTCAGGATCTGCCGGGCCACACTACCCACAGATTTACTCAGTTGCAAGACGTAGAGAGTATTCTCAAGCATCTCAATGTAAAATATGACAAGATGCGCAGTGAACTGTATAGAAAATACGTGGAGCACTATAATCGAGATCTCACTGACCGCGCCATCGAGAAATATCTCGATGGCGAACAGCCTTTGTATGACATGCACGGGCTAATAGGTGAAGTTGCTCATGTAAGAAATGGTTATTTGGGTCTAATGAAAGGCCTGGAAACAAAAAACTGGCAGATCAGCAACATCATCAAATTGAGGATAATTGGCCTGGAAAATGCTCAGCTTGACTGAGCATAGCGGGGGTTGTCGGGCGCACTGCGGAATCGGGGATTGACCATTTTGGCCATCTGATCACTGCTGAGTGCCCAGGCATAACCCTCGCCACCGGGTTGATCTTGTGTGTATGCACGAATTCCAAACTTGCTGTAGAGATCTTCGCCATGAACATTTTGGATATCATCCAAAACCTCATGTTTGAGGTCCAGCAGCATATCAAATGCCTGCCAAAAATGCTTCCAGACATCACCCTGGGTTATGCCGCTTTGGTCCAGGATGCTGATTTGATTGGCGCTGAGCTTGCTATTGGGTAACCAATCATGCCATGATATTTCTTTTTTTGCTCGTTGCACTGCATACTTGTAAAGTATGGCGGGAAAGGTAGTCATTTTTGGTGCTGTAAATTGGGCCACAGCATCAATGCTGGCTTGGTTTCTTTTGATAAACTGCGCAGCTTGGTTGATTTTTTTGATATCTGCACTCACAGGCACATCGGGATGTTGTGTGGGCAACACGATTAGTTTGGGCGTCTTGTTGAATGCTTCCACGATGTTGTCGGGAATGCTATACATGTTGCCAGTGGGGGTTTCACCAAACTGGTCAATCTTGCCATGCACTGTGACAAATACTTCCGCTGTGGCCATCTTGCCTTGAAATCCATCGGGTCGCACAACGTATTTGACCTTGTTGGGTGTGAATTCATAATTGCCTTGATTGTCACGTTGGGGTCTACTTGTAAACATCAAATCGCCATTGAGATAACCCTGAAAGTTCGCAGGAGTGGCAGCTTCAAATATATCCCACAGCTTGCGATAACCACTGGCCATTTGTTCTCTGCCGGCGCGGAATTCTTCCTCGGCCTGGCCCGGGCGTGGTTTGCCTGTTTGCATGATTTCCTGTGACAGTTGTTGTTTGGTCAAGGGGGTCTTTTTGGTCCATTGGTTGAGCGGAGCAAACAAAAACTCTCCCTGTTCGTTTCTGCCCCAAAATACCGAAGCGGAACCGTCCCATTTGACATTCATTTGTGCAGGATTTTTCACAACGTCTGCCAGTCCGCGCAATGCCATCAATCCCCCTGCTGAACCTTGATCAATCAACAAGTCTTCCAGATGCTGATACTCGCGACCCACTGCCTCTTGAATTATACGTTGGCGGGGTTGTAGGACTTCTGATATGCGCACGGTGTGATCTCCTGGATTGATGTGATATTTATTATTTGTTTGAGCTTGCAGGGCCGCCGCAGTATAATATATTATGTCAGAAACAATCGCACGAATACTCATTGAAGATGAAGTCAACATCCACATCACCGGAGCAGATCTTCACACACGTCGCAAGTTGGTCAATGCGGTAAAATACTTTTTGCCACATGCTCGTTACAGCCCTGCCTACAAACTGGGCCGCTGGGATGGCACAACCAGTTTCTGTACACTGGGTGGCAAGACCTATCTCAACATGCTGGACAAACTATTGCCCATCCTTGTGGAAGCAGGCTACGAGGTTCAGATAGATGATCAGCGACACAACCATGAGTTTGATTTCTCAGAGATTGATGACAGTTACTTGAGCAGTATTATGTGGCCCACAGGACATCGAGCTGCTGGACAGCCCATTATGCTGCGAGACTATCAGGTAGAGCTCATCAATACCTGTTTGCGTAACATGCAAGGCATTATTATTGCTCCCACTAGTGCTGGGAAATGTCAGCCGATGTCTAGCCGTGTAAAAATTCCGGGTGGTTGGAAGACTATGGGTGAAATATCAGTTGGAGATGTTGTAACTATTCCATCTGGTGAGTCGGCTAATGTGATTGGGGTGTATCACCCTGGTGTAAAAGATGTATATAAAATCACGTTCGACGATGGTCGCATGGCTATGTCATGCGGGGATCATATTTGGAAAGTACACAATCATAATTGGGCAAATAAATGGAAGTTGATTAGCCTCAACGAGATTATCAAGTATCAAAAAACAAATGCAAGAAAGATATCTATCCCTCTTCCTGACATGACTATGGATGCATATAATGCTTCTTTGCCCATGCATCCCTATCTTTTGGGTGCTTTATTAGGAGATGGTTCCTTTCGAACAGGAATTGGAATGTCATCAATGGATCAAGACTTAGTTGATAAATTATCAACTATGATAAAAGATGAATATATTATCAAGAAAAAACCAAGGGATAACTGTGATTATCACATTGTTTTCAAAGATCGAGATACTCATAAGGCAGAAAGATCAAGGTGGATTTTGAAAAAGGGTGGTATAACTGTCAATGATGGAACATCTTATCATTACTACACACAATGCATTCGTCAGTTAGGGTTGGCAAATACTCACAGTTATAACAAGTTTGTTCCTACAGAATATTTGAATGCAGGGTATAATCAACGGTTGAATATCCTTCAAGGATTGCTTGACACTGATGGATACGTAGATAAAGATGGGCATATTGAGTTTGCATCAACAAGTGAGCAACTTTCTCTAGATGTGGCGACTCTTGTGAGAAGTGTTGGTGGAATTGCCAAACTGCGACATAGTCAGAATAGGAAATACAAATATAAAGGTGAAATGATTCCTTGCCGAGACTGTTATACGTTGTCTATATACCATCCAACTCCGGAAATATTATTTTCTTTGGCCAGAAAGGTATCAAGGATTACTAATCGAGTTGTAAAAAAATTTCCACTATTACATATAGTGAGTATTGAATTGGTATCAAATGAACCTGTCAAATGTATTATGATTGACCATCCAGATCATCTTTACATCACTGATGACTACGTAGTTACTCATAATACCATTGTCACAGCCAGTTTGAGTCGCTTGACTCAGGATCTGGGACGTAGTGTTGTTATTGTGCCCAACAAGAACCTGGTGGAACAAACCGAGGAAGATTATCGCAATGTGGGCCTGGATGTGGGTGTGTTGTATGGGGATCGCAAGGAATACAATCGCAAACACACCATCTGCACCTGGCAAAGCCTCAACGTGTTGGATAAAAAAAGCAAAGATGCACTGGATGATGACCAGCTTGCAGAGTTTTTGAATGGGTTGGTGGCTGTTATTGTTGATGAGGTCCACGGAATAAAGGATTTAGGGGTGCTTCACAGACTTCTCAGCACAACCTTTGCCAACATACCCATCCGCTGGGGACTAACTGGCACTGTGCCCGAAGCCGAATACAATCAAATGAGCCTCTATAGTGTGATTGGTCCGCTTGTGGGAGAACTGGAAGCCAAGGACCTGCAAGATGCCGGACATTTGGCACAGTGCAATGTCAATTGTTTGCAAACACAAGAAACTCAGGTCTACAAAGACTATCAATCCGAACTCAAGTTCCTGCTCAACAACACAGATCGTCTAGCCTGGATGGCTCAGCGTATTCAAGAGATTGCGTTAACAGGCAACACCCTGGTGCTGATTGATCGCATCGCAACTGGCAAGGCACTAACTGACCTCATACCCGGCAGCAACTTCATCAGCGGTGAGATGAAGAGCACAAAGCGCAAAGAACACTACAAAGAAATCAATTTTGTCGACAATGCTGTAATGATTGCCACATACGGCACAACCAGCACGGGTATCTCAATCAATCGTATCTTCAACTTGGTGTTGGTGGAGCCCGGCAAGAGTTTTGTGAGAGTGATCCAGAGTATTGGCCGAGGATTGCGAAAAGCCGACGATAAAGATGCTGTGGAAATTTACGACTTCAGCAGCACATGCAAATTCAGCAAGAGACACCTGACAAAACGCATCCAACACTATAAAAAAGTGCAATATCCTTATATTTTGACCAAGGTGACGTATTAACCGGCTCGATTGGCCGGTAAATACCTCGTGAAAATACTTAATAGTGAAAATTCCTGCTTCAATATCAATCACATGCCGGACAACGGTGTTGATGTGAATTATTGTGTGCTGGATTACAGTGATCAACATAACATTGATTACTATTGGCATCCCTTGATATTCCTGGAAAGCTTTGTGAGTCCCAGCGTGGACTTGCAGATCGGTCCCTATAGTGTACAGATGCCCATGGATTGGCATTTGGTTATTGGAGACCCTGAATTGGGGGATCTGGAAGTTGTGAGCTTGCTATATCTCATGGACAAAGACTTTCAAGCCTTTTGTTTCAATCCCTTGACGGGGTATATTCCCGAGTTTCACACTGTGTATTTCCTCAATGCATGGCCTGATGTGAAATGGTATAGTCCCAAGATGCGCACTGCAAATATCTTGGCAGTGCCTCTGAGAGATGGGGCCAATCCGCCCTGTGCATTTTTTGTCAAGGATTTGGCCAAAATCCCCGACGTGCTGAATATAGCTCACCTTTTCTAATAAACAAATACCCGACAACTTGCGTTGTCGGGTATTGTTGAGTCTGCGCTTGCTTAACAAGTCACAAGCGGAGTTATGCGCTCTGGATAGTAGCCTGTCCAGGGCCTGATAGTGTGGTTTGATCCAAATTATAGGAATATTCGTTACCATTGAAATCTTTTACTGTGTTGTCGTAAATCACCGCAGCATAGACTGGGCTTGTGATGGGTTGCACAGTTACTGATGGTTTGGCAGCATAACTTCCGCCTG